ACCTTCTGCAATCCATTGCACTCTCACCAGGTCAGCAGCCATGTGCCTGATGATGGCCAGCTCTCCTGGGAAACTTGGTGGTGACTCATTGCTGAGATTCCGCTTGAAGGGTGCAGCAAAGGAATCAAAGACAGAGACACCACCATTGCCCAGCCTCAAGTCATTGGGCATGTCAAACCAATTGAGACCATCAAAGCTGACTTGGAACCATGAAACAAAGTCATCAGCAGACCCACCAGGATGGTCTGCAAAGGTGGTGACACTGAGCATGTCACACAGGTCCAGGTCTTCTTCTTGTGTGATGCCCTGGCCACCCAGGTCAGCCACATCATCAATGGCCACTCTTCTCTGAAGGCTCATTGTGCTGGTGCTCTCTGCTTCATTGTCATGCCCAGGATGACAGGATAGGTGCCAGGGTCTGCCAGGCCACCCTTGCGGACAGAGAACCTGACCCAAGGGAATGCCATGTGCTTATAGGTGGCTGCTGACTGATTCAGTGTCCCACCCTTGAAGGTGTTATTGACAAACTTCCTGACTGTCTGTGCTGCCTCATCTTCAGTGAAGGGCTGTGATGTGTCATCACTCAGGTCTCTGTGGTCCACCAGCTTGATGTCATAGGGCATGTCAAACCACACCAGCCTGTCTGGGCTGCCCTGCATCTTGATGTCAGGCTGACCCACCACATGGTCTCCAGACTCACCCACTGCCTTCTGTACCACAAGGAAGCTGTCATAGTCAGACACATCAATGGGCTGGGAGACTCCTTCCTGCTCCACCTGGATACTGTCCAGGATGCTCACCCTCTTGGCATTGAGATTCAGGGCCACTGTTACTTGCCCACCAGGGATGCACTGACTGCATAGGAAGGGCTGGTGCCAGACACTGCATACTTCAACTTGATGAAGTCAGCAGGGATGTGCTTATAGACAGCCAGGTGATTGGTGTTGTCATCAGTCTCAGTCATCTCACTCAGGATGTTTCTCTTGTTGACCACTGCTGATGGATCGGCTGTGCCTGTCTGTGTCTTGAGCTGCAAGTCATAAGGCATGTCATACCAGGTGGTCCCACCATCATCTGAGACTTGCAGCCAGACAGACAGCTTGACAGTGGTGCCAGTGGCAGCAGCCAGGGCCACACCCACAATGGCCATGGTGAGATTGGGAATCTTGATGGGCAGCCCTTCACTATCAGCGGTGATGGTGGTGGCAGGCAGCAGCTCAATGGTCTTGGCCTTGGCCATTAGGGGATTCTCCAGGCTTGCAATCGCACATCAGCATGGTCCACATCAATGTGCATCTGACCCTGCTCTGTGCCTGATGCCTGGTCATAGGTTCCTTCAGGGAATGGACCAACAATCTTGTGCTCATTGGCCAGGAGCTGCACAGTCCTGTCTGCTATGGCCAGGCCATCCACTGTCTTGGGTGTGGGGATGGTGACAGTCCTGGTGGTGGCTCCATTGTTCCTGAGCCCTAGGACTTCCACACCACTATTCTTCATGGTGTGATTGTTGGCAGCATCTCCTGTGACTTCACTGCCCAGGCTGCCCAGCAGGGCACCTGCACGGGTGATGGTGACCACTGGCACATCCACTCTTGGCATAGCTGACTCCTACTGGAAGAAGGGCACTGCTGCCCTGACACAGTTTGGGTGACCTATCTTGTGCTCTTTGAATTGCTGCACTGTCCAGACCTGTCCATCTGCCTGACTGCCAAATTGAATCACACCAGGCTTGTTGGCTGCTGCCTTGGGTGCCTTGGGATCATGCCCGTCAGGCAAGCAGCCCACACCATCCAGGATCTCCACCAGCTCCACACCACTGTCTTCATAGCCCAGTGCAGCACCTTCAGACAGAGCGAAAGCTGTCTCTGTCCTGGCAATGGTGGCAGCCCTTGCTGGACCCAGTGTGCTATTCAGCTCTGCTGCCAGCTTGCCTGGTGACCATCCCTGCTCAATGGCAAGAGTGACCTTGTTCTGGATGTCCTGCCTGAGTGTGTTGGTGATGGCAAAGGTGGCATTGGGATTCTGCACCCAGGCACCATTCACAAACTTCATGCCCACCAGCTCACCTGCCCTCTCAAGTGCAAAGGTGGCAGCCTGTGCTGGTGTCTGACCCAGTGTGATGCCAAGGGCACCAGCAGCTTCACCAGCACCCAGTGCAGTGGCTGACTCCAGAGCTGCTGTCAGGTCATTCAAGAAGTCAGTGTCAAACTCCAGTGGTGGGAAGTCATCCAGCTTCGCCAGCCTGGCAGCCACTAGCTTGGCCACCTTCTCAGATGGCTGCACCTTGACTGACTCTGTGAGCTGCCTGAGTGCCCAGGCTCTCAGCTCAGCTTCCACACCAGCCAGCCACTCAGTGAAGAGCTGACTGATGGTGGCTTCCACACCAGTGGCTGCTTCAGGCAGTGGTGGCTCTGCCTTCCTGAGACAGTCAATGACCCTGCTGATGTCTTGCCAGCCAATGCCATCAGCTCTGAGATAGGGTGCAATGCAGGTGGACTTGAAGGGCACATCACCCACCATCAGCTTGTGCATCCTCTTGCCCTTCCTTCTCAGGGCCTGCAAGTCTTTGATGAGCCTCTGTCGGTAGGAGCCACAAGCAAGACCCAGTGCAGTGAGGGCAGCTTGCTGGTCAGGTTGTACGGGTCCACTCTCAGCATCGGGTAAGGTAGGATCTTTGGCAGGCTGCACTGGGTCTGTTGGCTTGACGGGTGCTCCACCATTGCCATCACCTGATGCTGCAATGGTGATGAATTCGGCACCAGCATCACCACCTATCGGTGGGGCACCTATGCTGGCTCTCAGCTCATCTCTCCTGAGCACAGGGACTTCAAGGAATGCACGCTGAATCAGGGCTGAGTCAATCTTGGCCACATCAGTGTCTTCAGCAGGCTCTCTTGCTTTCACCAAATCAGCCAGGAAGACAGGGCCACCAGGTGTGGTGATGATGGGACCAAGGTCCGCCAGTGCCCCATCAAGCACTGGGTCAAGGCCCTGCTGCTTTCGCCACTCATCAATCTCCATGGCACCTGCACCAGTCATGGCAGTATTCCTGGCCAGTGTGACTGCTTCATCCTCTGTCTCATCTGCCTGCCACCTAAACTCCACTTCTTCCACATCAAGCACATCAGAGATGAACCGATTGACAATGTGCTCCACAAAGGTCAGCACAGGCTTCACACCAGACTCAAGGGATGACAGCTCGTGCATCTCACCACTTGCCCGATTCATCATCTTCACAATCGGCAATGGCGACACTCCGAATGACCAACAAATCACCCTTCCCATCCACTCCAAGAATTCAAACTTCCAGTCTCTCTCTTTGATGGGATGCAGACCAGCACCTTCACCACCAGGCACAAAATTCAGCCTGCCTGTCCTGGCTTCCATGTTGCCAATCATCATGTTGTCAAAGAGTGTCTGGAAGGCAGACACCTGCTCTGGTGACCAGCCTGCTGGTGTGGACCAGATGGAGTCAGGCATGGTGCCAGTGGTGAACCAAGCCAGGTCTGTCTGCTGCTGCCTGATGGCCACATTGACAGTGGTCAGGACATTCTCCACAGGACTTCTGCCATAGGGCAGATGTGGCCTTCTATTCCTTGGCAGATACCACAGCTCATGCTGCTGGAATTCAGTCTCTACCCTGCCATGAATCACCTGCTGATAGGCAGGAGCCTTCTTGTCAATGGGTGGCCTGCCTCTGTCATCCACCAGTGGAAGGATGGTGGCACCATCAGCCTGCTCAAGACCAATGGGCTGACCACTCCTGGTGAACCTGGGATAGAGAGTCAGTGCATCAGTCACCAGAATCTCATCAAGCACAGGTGCAAGCCAGCCCTTGAAGTCAAGGCCAGCCAGTGGGTCAGGATGCTTCACTGCCAGCCTGACCTGCTCCACCTTGTCTTGCAGTGCATCCTGCTGCTCTTTGAATTCAGGCTTGACTCCCACTTCCCAATTGGTGCCAAGCACCTGGCCTGTCACATCGGTGATGGCAATGCGAACCAAGTCAAAGTCTGAGAGTGCCCTGAGAAGCTGGAAGCTGGTCAGCTCTTGCTGCCATCCCTGTCTTGGTGTGGTTCTCAGGTTGGCAGAGATGTCATGGAGCTGGCCCCTTGGTGGAGCACCTGCTGCCATGGTGGCAGGCATCGGGTCTGCTGGTGTGCCTATCCTGCCTTCCTCTGACACATTGGCCCTGGCTGACAAGAAGTCAGCCACAGTCTGGGCAATGTTGGCCACTCTCTGAATGACTCTGGCCATCAGTCAGCAGCCCCCTTTCTCATGTCGCCACCAGGTGATGGGCCAGGTCTCCTGCCTCTCTTGGGTGCTGGTGCTGGTGCAGGCTCTGGCTTATGGCAAGCCCTGCACTTGCCATCATGCTGCTCCTGTCCCACTTCAATGGGCAGCCCACACTGGCTGCACTTCATGCAATGCTCTGCCTTCATGTCTAGACTCCTTTTTTCTTGATGAGCTGAAGGATGACAAGGAACTGTCCCACCACCACCAGGAGCAGGATGGCCACCATGCCATGCTCAGCCAGCAAGGCACTGATGGCCTTCTGCCAGCTCAGTGGCTCCAGTGCTCCCACTCCTTCAGCCAGTAGCATGACCCATTCACTCATCTTCAGTCTTCTTCTGCTTGTCCATGTTGGCTCTCATGAAGTCCATCAGCCCAGCATGTGGCATACCCATGGCCCTGTGCAGATAGGTCAGCATCTTCACCAGGTCAATGTGCAGGGCAGTGCTTCCCACACCAGTGGGCTTGGCAATCTTCAGCAGCTCATGGCCTGTGATGTTGTACCTGGTGTGTCTGACCTGCTCACCCAGCTCTCTGATGAATGGGTCAGCAGCAGGGTCTGCTCTCCATGTTGTCAGCTTGCCTGCATTGAGTCTGGCCAGCAGGTCATAGCAGTCTTCAGAGACAGTCTTGGAGCTGGCCACATAGGGCTCAATGCAGGGCACCCTTCTGTGCAGAGCATGAGCCACTGCATGTCCCACACCCACTGCATCACACACACCAGCTCTGCACTGCCAGTGCCTGGCCAGCAGCACCAGCTCAGTCAGTGCATCAGAGTCACCCTCTGTGACAGCCACATGCTTCTTGCCTGTCCAGTGGAAGCCTGTGACCATCCTGACTTCATGAAAGGTGGTCTGGTCCACCTGCACTGTTGGGTCATATTCAAAGATGCCAACAGCAGTGCTGTCTCTGCCTGGCTCTTCAGCTCTGATGGTCTCATCATCTGCATTCAGCTCTGACTCACCACCAATGTCCACCAGCATCACATAGGCCATGCCAGCTCTTGGTGCAGAGAGCTGTGGGTGCTCACCGCTGAAGAAGGTGGCCCTGTGGTGGTCCTTCAGGAAGGCACCAGTGGACTGCACTGG